CGGCGAAGGCGGCGGCGAGGGCGGGCAAATTATTGCTGGCGCGGTCGCGGCCGACTTCGTTGTAAAGTTTGATAGCCTGCTTGAGCTTGGCCTTGATCTCTGGCGTGTCGGTCGGATGACTCGTCAGGTCGTACATGTCTCGAGGCTTAGTCATAAGTGGTTACCCTCCATAGCCCGATTTGCGCGATGCTGTAGCCGAGCCATATTAGACCGTGCCAGTAGCGGTGCTGGATGAGGCCGAGGTCGATGGCGACGGCCAAGTAGATGAGGCCGACGAGGGCGATGAGGACGCCAGAGGTCATCGGCGCGCCTTGGCGGTCTTGGCGGATGCGCGGAAGGCTTTGGCGGTCGGAGCGCCGGCGGAACCGGGTTTGCGCATGCGTTCACCGCTTCCGGCGGCGATGCGGGCTTTTTTAGCGTGAATGTTGGCGTACAGTCCTTTTTTCATGGTTTGTTTTTTCGGATGGCTTCTCGGAAAAGGTATTGGATCAAGTAAGCGCCGGTTTCCTCGTCGCTGCTGGTGATGTGCTTTAGGAAATCCTGCACAACGTGATACAGCTCATGGACGAGCGAACCGGTGTCTGCGGCGTCTTCGATCCAGACGACCGCTTGGCTGCCCAAGCACATCGCCCAGGCGGCGTCTGAGTCGTCAGGCTGGTTGTCCGGGTCTTTGGGGTCGAGCTGGAGGATGTTCGCACACCGCCGGATCGCCGATGACTGCGGGGTTCCGCAATAGAACTCCACAACCAGACCGAAGGTCTGTTCTCGGACGACGAACCGGCGGGTGCGTTTCATTAGGCTTTGGCGTCGCACTCGGCGCCGCAGGCGGCGTATCCGGCGACATCGATCCAGTTGTCCGCTTTGTGGCAGTGCGCTTGGCGGGCGATCTTTACCAGGATCATCAGCGCGGCGATGTCCGATGCCGTGACCAAGACCTGCGCGCCGTTGGTGCGCGACAGGTAGCTGCTGAACATCTCGGCCTGCGTCCCGAAGTCATCCGCGGGCGAGCCGTAGTCCTCGTTGCGCGCTCCGCACACGGCGGACGATGCGGCGTCGAGTGTTTGCTTGGCGGTTTGCATCAGGCGGCTTTTTTGAGCATCAACTGCGCGTAGTGCAGCGCGAGGCGCGCTTGGAAGACCCTCCAGAACGGCTCGGCTGAGAACAGCCAAGCGACCTCGAAGTCATCCGGGGATTCTTTGCCGATGCGAACGATGCCGCGGCGTTGGACTTTCATGTCCGGCCGGTTTTCGTTCCAGAGTTGTTCGTAGCCGGCGAGCTGGACTTTGTGCGCGCCGACAATGGCTTTGGATGTCTTCCAGTCGAGGAGGACGATCTTGCCGTCACGGTCGCGGGACGGTGCGTCGATGGTGCCGCCGTAGAGGTATTCCTCGGAGACCAACTGCACTTCCGGCTCAATGACGGTGAGACCTTCTTCGTCCCACCAGCGCTTGAAGTTGTTGAACGCGATGGTGGCTTTCTCGACATCCGCGGGGCTGAACTCGGAGAGGTCGGCAACGTGGTTGTGGAGAAAACACTCAATGAGGAAGTGCGCGATGGTCCCGATGTCGGCGGCCTTGTCGCGGACCTTGCGGTAGTCTTGGCCGTCCATGCCGAGCTTCCACGCCCAGTGGATAAGTCCGCTGCTGTCCTCGCCGATCTTGGCGATGGTTGAGGCGCCGGGAACGTCGGTGCCGTCTTTCAGCGGATACTTCTGGTGGGCGCGGGTCTTTTCGAGGCGTACGATTTTGCGTCCGTCCTCGGTGAAGCGATCCGGCTCGGCGGGCTTGGCGGCCTTGGCCGAAGGGAGGCGGCGTTTTGCCGCCCCCCTTGTGGATTTGGTTGTGGTGTTTTTCTTGGGCATAAGAATTACCAGGTGATCTCTTCGTCGTCCGTGCCGGTCTTGCGCGCGGCGGGCTTGGCCTCGCTCACATCGAAGCCGTAGGCCACGGCGCTGCCGCCGTCGCCCCAGGTGACAAGGTCATGCACCATGACAGCCTTGGGCTGCAGCGTGATGCCGGCGCCGAGCGTGCCCGTGTACCAGCAGTAGGGCACGACCGCGACTTGGATCTTGCTGCCGCCGCCGATGTTGTCGGTGATGATGTCGCCGGAGGCGTTGAAGAGCTTCGGCGCGCGACTATAGGTCTCGCCGGCTTTGTCTTTGCCCACGGCTTTGACCTTGAGCTTGAGCTGGACGAGGCCGTCGTTGTCTTCCCACGGAGCGGCGTGGAGCTTGAGCTTGTCTTTCTTCAGCTCGGCTTTCTTCTCGGCGACAAACGCGGAGAAAAGTTCCTCGGCTTGTTTGATGAACGGCTCGGCTTCCTCGGCGGTCAGCTCGAGGTTGACTTTGTAGACTCCCACGTCGTCGAACTTGGTGTCGGGGCGGTTGAGGTGAGGATAGCGGGCGATGCCCACGGGTGTGGTTAGGGTTTTTGAGGCCATGTTATGTGGTTGGTTGTTGGTTTTGTGTTGGGACTAAAAAATCGGAGCGGCGAAGGATGGTAAGGAAGTCAGCGGCGCGCAGCGTGATGAACCACTCTTCGCCGTTGCGCTTGTGGGCAACGACCGGGAAGAGCTTGGCCTTGGCATCGCGGATGGCTTGGGCCATCCAGTCGCGGATCTTGACGACCTGGCAGAACTTCACCTCAAAGTGGAAGTCGGGCAGGCACGGGCAGACGACATCGGGCGAGTCGCCGAGACCGCTGAACTGCTGACCGCGGCGGATGCCAGAGTCGCCGAAGGCTTCGCGCAGCTCGTCGCGCCACATGCGTTCTCCGCGGGCGCCTTTTGCGCGACTATTCATTGATGGCCTCCCAAAGTTGTTTCGCCGGTGCGTAGACGGAGCCGTCGCTGTCGCTGGTGCGTCCCGCGGGTGTTGTGCCCTCGAAGCGGGTGAGCGAGGGACGCCATGTGAGGTTGAGTGTGCCGGTGCGGCCGGCGCGGTGCTTGGCCACGATCAACTCGGCGTCTTGGACTTCCGGTTCCTCGTCTTGCACGGCGTAGTAGGCGGGGCGATGGATGAGGCAAACGATGTCGCTGTCCTGCTCAATGCTGCCGCTCTCGCGGAGGTCGCTAAGTTTTGGGCGGTTGTCGCTACGCTGTTCGGCTTGTCGGTTGACCTGGGCGGCGGCGACTACGGGAATACCTAACTCCATGCTCATGGCTTTGAGGCCGCGGGAGACGAAGCCGACTTCGTTTTCGCGGGACTGGGCGCCGGAGTGGCTGACGAGCTGCAGGTAGTCCACGAAGATGCACTTCACACCCCAGCGGCGAACGGCGAGGCGGGCGCGGCCGCGGATGTCCAAGAGGGTGAGGCCGCCACGATCGTCCACATAGAGGGGTTCTGTGGAAAATTGGGTGGCGGCGTCCATGATGCGGTGCTTGATGCTGGCGGTGAGGAAGCCGTTGCGGATGATCTCGGTGTTGGTCTCGGCGCGGCTCAAGACAACGCGGGCGGCGAGTTCGTTCGCCGGCATCTCAAGGCTGAAATAGACAACCGGCACGCCGCGGCGGGCCATGTTGTCCGCCATATTCAACATTAGTGCGGACTTACCCATAGCAGGGCGGCCGGCGATGATGGTGAGCTGGCCTCCGCGGAGTCCGCCGGTGACTTGGTCGAAGTCGCGGATGCCGGTCTGCAGGCCGAGCCTCTTGCCGCCGGCCATGAGGCTCTCTAGCTCTTCGAGCAGGCCCGGGACGATGGCGCTTGGAGCGCGCATGCTGTCGGTGGCGGTCGTGAGGGAAAGGCTTAGAACACTCTCGCCGGCCTGCTGCAGAACGCTGTCGGCATCGCTGGCCATGTCCTGGGCGGCGGCTTGCATGCTGACCGCGGAGTCGATGATGCGGCGGCGGGCGTGGAGGTCGCGGAGAGTCTGCGCATGGTACTCGACTGCAGCGGGACCGCCCGCGGAGTTGCCGAGCATCTCGGTGAGGGCGCCGGCGCCGCCGACCGAGTTGAGCTTGTGCGCGGCATCGATGCGCTGAGTCACGGCGATGACGTTGGGTGTGCCGCCGGACGCGCGGACCTCGGTGATGGTCTCGAAGACCAG